AAGCCCTTACGACGGCCCTCAAATCATTGAACGTCGATCAGGACGCCATCCTTCGAAGATTTGACAAATCACGGGAGATGGCTAAGAAGCAGATCGACAAGGCCATGGCCGATAACGATGTCAGAGTGGAGAAAAGGGATTATCAGGGGGATGATCGGTATCGGTCCGGCTGGTATATTTATCACCATAACGAGATCGCCTATTTCGTTTCTCTGCCCATGAAGATCATGGGCGGCAAAAGCAGGAATCAACATATCATCGTGCCGTCACGGGTGAGGTATTTGGTCGTGACGAACGTGAAGGATGTAGAGTAACCACATAACGCCCTTCTACCTCTCCCGCAAGGGAAGCGCATTAGGGTAAGCCAAGAACGCAATAGCCTCCTTGGGTGATATTGAGACGGTTTCACGTGAAACCCCTCTAATTCATCCAGGAGGCTTTTTTATTTTGTACCGGCCACCAGGAAGAACCCGCCTTAGGCACGGTTCCCCGGGGCATAAAAACTTGAGTACGTGAAAAGCGACTCACAAAGGAGAAACGCCAATGGTAGCAGGATTACCGGAAGCAGTCAGGAAGCAGGCTGAAAGGGCCAACACCCTAATGACGAAGCTTGCGGAGGGGACACCGCTTGATTTGAGTGAAGGGACCGATACGGCCCATGACGATGATCAAACCGATGTCCATCAGGATAACATTAAACCGGATGACAGCAGGGACACCACCGTTACGGGCCGGCATGAGGATTACAAGCACAAGTTTGAATCCATGCAGGGCAAGTATAACGCAGAGGTTCCGCAACTAAGGCAGCAGATCAATCAGCTAAACCAGACCGTTTCAAATCTAAATGACATCATCCTGCAGCTCAACACCCGCGCTGAGAATGAAAAGACCGTTGAGACACAAACCCGGGATGCCGTCATTGAAAGCCTTCTCAATGAGGAAGATTTCGAGGGGTACGGTGATGAGATGCTCGCCGCGGTCAGGCAGATCAACGCCCTGGTTGAAAAGAACCAAAAACTCGAAGCCATGCTATCCAAAACGCAAGGCGATGTCGAGGTCGTCGGTAAGACGATTCAAAAGACGACCGAGGAAACTTTTGAGGCCGAACTGACAAATCTCGTTCCGAACTGGAGGGCCATAAACGCCGATCAGCGATGGCTCGAATGGCTCGGCCAGACGGATGATGACGAAATCGAGTGGAGGCAGGGACGGCTTGAAAAGGCATACGCCTCCGGGAAAGCCGATAAGGTCGCCAAGTACTTCGAGCGTTTCTGCAATGAATCCGGCGTAAAAATTGGGAAAAGCAACGGTAAGAAAACCAAAGAACCAAACCCGCTTAATGACCTGATAGAGCCCGACCTGTCACACGGGGCGGATGAAACCTTGTCAGATGCGAGTTTCAAACCCGTTACGCGCAAGCAATTCGCGGAAGCCGGTGTCATGCGGTCCCAAGGGAAGATTACCGTCGAACAATTCAACGACATAACAAAGCGTTTTCAACGCTCAATACAAGAAGGGAGGATCTGAGGTTTTGTACGTCCTTGATCTCTCCCTTCTCCATTTTTAAGGAGGAAATACCATGCCAGTAGGAGCTGCGGCAGGAACGCCGCAATATAGCGGAGTATTTGTGCCGGAGGTGTGGAGCGCCACCTTGCTCGTTAAGTTTTACGATGCCTGCGTGATGGCGGCCATATCCAACACGGACTACACCGGAGAAATCAAAGACGTTGGGGATACGGTGAACATCAGCACCGTTCCCACCATCACCATCAGGGATTACACCAAAAACCAGGATCTCGTTATCGAGAGACCGGAAAGCCCGAACGTGACCCTTTTGATCGATAAGGCCAAGTACTTTAACTTCATCTGTGATGACATAGACAAGTACCAGACCCATCTGCATTTAATGGATTCATGGTCAACCGATGCCGGGCAGCAGATGAAAATCACCATCGAGACAGCGATATTCGCGGATATCTACGCTGACGCCCATGCCAGCAATGCCGGCAACTCTGCCGGGCGTATCTCGGGCGATATTGCCCTTGGCACCACCGGCACGGCAGTTGCGCTCACCAAAGCGAACGTTCTGGAGAAGATTGTTGATTGCCGGACGGTCCTGAGTGAGCAAAACGCGCCGGAAAGCGACCGATGGGGAATCATCCCCGAGTGGATGGCAGGCATGATCATGAAGTCCGACCTTAAGGACGCCTCCCTCACGGGAGATGCAACGTCCGTCATGCGAAACGGCCGACTCGGGAAGATAGCGGATATCACCCTCTATGAGAGCAACCTCGTTTACAGCGTTTCGGACACCTACACCTGTTACCACAGTCTTTTCGGTCAGAAAAAGGCCCTCACCTTTGCGGCCCAAATGACCAAGATGGAAAGCCTGCGGACATCCAGAACCTTCGGGGACCTGGTGCGTGGGCTGAATGTGTACGGGTATGAGGTTCTGAAAACGGAAGCCCTCATCGATCTCTACATCCGCAAAGGATAACCCTTAACCCGGGGGGCCTTTCGGGACCCCCTTACAAAAAAACAGCATAAGGAGGATTTTTAGCATGTCTACTTATCAATACAAGGGAGCGGGGTATGGGTTGCCTTTTTCCGGTCCTCAATCCGGTCATCTTGTGAGAAGGATCGATGCCCCAACCCTTATAGCAAACGGAGCGAACGCCGGGCTTGCCCTGGTTGCGACGCCTAATACAGGAGTGGCCCTGGCATCAACGGGGTTTGCTCAGAACGACATCCTTGAGGTCTTTTGGGTGCCAAAAGGAACGCTTGTACGAAAGGTCGGAGGTTACGTGATCACCGGCGAAGGGGCCACGGCCACCATCGATGTCGGGGTTACGGCCTCCACCGAAACAGAGGACGGGACCGATGCGGATGGATGGCTGAACAATGCCAGCATCGAGACCGCAGGGGTTACGTTCGGAACGACAGACGCAACCCTGACGATGGGTGACGATACCGTTCCCGGCGGCGAACTCTACATCACGAACGGCTCAATCGACATATTGTTCAACAATGCCGTGGATACCGCGGTCTTTCTCATTTGGGCTGAGGTGTTCTGGCTCGGAACATTAACCTAAACCCGACTCACGGGGGCCGTTTGGCGGTCCCCGTGAATCTATCACTTTACGCAAATCACTGATTTGCATACCAAGGAGCAACCATCATGGCAAAGTACCTGAGACAGATGAGGACCGGGAGAGTTTATGTCTACTCTGATGCTCTCGCAAAACGGAAGGATATGGTCGATCACGATCCCGAGATGGCCAGAAAAATGATCGATGCAAAAAAGAAACGGCTGGAAGAGGTCCAGGCTATGAGGATGAACCCCGACCTTAATCCCGTTATCGATCCCTCAATCCTTTCCGATTCAGAAGAGTTAGCCAAAATAGAGGCCGCCCTTGAAGAAGAGGAGCGGAAGCTTGAAGAACTTCTATCGGGGGGACCAAAACCGGAGGATGTCAAGCCCAAGACCGAAGAGGATATAGCCTTGGAACGGCGACAGGAGATCATAAATAAGGATCCCGATATCGCCAAGATCGAGGCTATGACCGAAAAGAAGCATGTCGAGGCCTATGTTATGGAGGAATTCGGACAGGATATTGATCTCAGAAAGACCCTGCCGACCTTGAAGGCGGATGCCATACAGCTTCGAGTCAACCGCCTTTTCGAGACATAAGCCATGGCAACAGATCTGACCGATTGGGGACCGGAAATCAATTTCCATATCGCGGGAGTGCCGGAACCGGCCCTGCAGATCGCGGTAAGGAATGCGGCCATTAAGTTTTGCGAGAAAACACACCTTTGGACGCAGGACCTGACCGAGATAGGTGTCGAGGCCGATACGCAGGCCTATGCCCTGTCAGACCCGGATGACGCCAAGATTATAGGGATTCAAAGCGCCAAGTATAAGCCTGATGCTGCAGACGATGACCAGTATGTCACCCTTGATCCTGCATCGGAACATCAACAGGATTATTTCGGTCATGGCAACTGGAAGTATACCGAAGCAACGGCCCCGAGCCAGTATTGGGTGGATAATGTAGACAAACAGATCCACCTTGTCCCTATCCCCGATACGGACAGTGACGAAGGGTTGCTGGTCAAAGTAATCCTGAAACCCGATGCAACATGCACCGAGTTACCAGATTTCATCTATGAGGACTGGAAGGATGCTATTACCCTGGGGGCTCTATCAGATCTATACGCCAGGAAACGTACCCCTTGGTATGATCCCAATGAGGCCCTGCTTAAACTCAAACTTTTCATAGCCGCCTGCAATAATGCAAAGACAAACAAGATCACCGG